CGCCGTGCGGTGTCCGCTGGCGGCAATGGCGTTCTCGCTCCGTTCATGCTACTAGGATTTGGCGCGGCTAGACCGACGGATCGAAAACCGGGGCCTGCCCCGGTCGCTGCGCTATTTCCCCAGGGATCACTTGACAGGAGGTGCTCAACCAATGCCACACCCTTACTGGGTCCAGAACGCGATCCGGCGCAATCCCAGATCGGCAGGCCCGGGAGAACCGATCGCGGCACCTCCCGAATCTGACGAAGCCGCAGATCGTGACGGCGTGCCCGTCGCGCCGGTGCAAACAAATCCACAACGGAAAAAGCGGCCCATCCGGCGCGAAGCGCCCTATTGGGCGATCGGCCGGAAACCCGCGATGGATTGGCTCGAGCAAAACGGGTTCCCCGAGCCTGGGGATGGCGGGCAGGCCGAGCTTGAACGCAACGTGGCCGACGTGCTTGCCGCGCGAGGGTATCATCCTGCCGAGTCGACGATCCGTGGATACGTGCGCAAGTGGATCGACGAGTACCGCGGTCGCGTCAACAACGGCTCGCCACGCGCGGAGCCGCACCTAACCTATTGATCGAGTAAGGCCGATTTGATCTGAAATTGGCCTTGATTGGCCCAATCGGCCGACTCGCGCCGCGTTATATGGAATGATTCCAAGATCAATGATCGAGGGATCATATGTCTACACCCCTATCGCTTGCTGACGAACTCGCCGACGATTTTATCTATGGCGCCGCATCGTCCCGACGATGCATTGCCCGCCACCATCGGAGATGAGTGGTGTTGTCAACACAATCAGCGTCGGCGAAGGCGAGCCCGACACGGCCATGGCCGGCCGAACGGGTTGAGCTGTGGCCGATCGAACGGCTGATACCCTATGCGAACAATCCCCGGCTTCACAGCGCGGCCGACCTCGAGAGAATTGCCGCATCTATCAGCAAATGGGGATGGACGAACCCGGTCCTGGTTGACGAACAAGGTGTGCTGATCGCCGGCCATGCGCGGGTTGCTGCAGCGGCGAAATTGGGACTGAAGTCCATCCCGGTGATTGTCGCGCGCGGGTGGAGCGAAGAGGAGACGCAGGCCTATCGCTTGGCGGACAACGAACTTGCCGCGCGATCGAGCTGGGATCCCGATCTGCTCCGCAGTGAGCTGGATAAGCTCAAATTCAGCGGTTTTGACCTTGATCTAATCGGTTTCGAGCCGGACCGCCTTGACGACATCCTAGCTGGTTTGGGATCGAGCGGTCTGAGCGATCCCGACAGCACTCCGGAAATACCTGAAAACCCTGTCACTCGGCCCGGCGACGTTTGGGTGTTGGGAGAACACCGGGTTGGCTGCGGAGACAGCACCAACGCGGTGGATGTCGAGCGGGTGTTGGCGGGAGCGCAGCCGCAGTTGATGGCCACCGATCCGCCCTATGGCGTCGACTATGATCCGAGTTGGCGAGCGCGCCATCGCGTCAGTTCCGGCAAGCTGGCGGAGGGCAAGGTGCTCAACGACGACCGTGCCGAGTGGCGCCAGGCCTATGCGCTGTTTACTGGGGATGTCGCCTATATCTGGCACGGAGCACTGCACGGCGATGTTGTGGCTGCCGACCTCGCCGCTTGCGGGTTGCAGCTGCGCGCCCAAATTGTCTGGGTGAAGCAGCATTTCACGCTGAGCCGCGGCCACTATCATTGGCAGCACGAGAACTGCTGGTACGCCGTGCGCGACGGCAAACCTGGCCACTGGCAGGGCGACCGCACGCAGACGACAGTCTGGGAAATCGCTAACAATAACCCGTTCGGCAATCGACAGCGCGAGCAGAGCTGGGGGCATGGCACGCAAAAGCCGGTCGAGTGCATGCGCCGTCCGATCGTCAACAACAGCCGGCCCGGCCAGCTGGTCTATGACCCGTTTATCGGCGCCGGTACCAGCCTGATCGCGGCCGAAATGACCGGCCGCATCTGCTGCGGTATCGAGATAAGCCCGGCTTATGTCGATGTCATCCTGCGACGCTGGCAAGCCTTCACCGGGCGGACCGCGATCCATCAAGCTTCGGGCCAATCGTTCGACGAGCGCGTCGACACCCAGGAGCGAGATCCATCGGGTTCCGCCGATGGCTAGAAAAGCATTTGTCATCAATGAAACGGTACGCGAACAGGTGCGCCATTTGGCTGGAGTCGGCGTCCGTCAAGACGACATCGCCAAGATCATTGGCTGCGCGCCGAAGACGTTGCGCAAGCGGTGTCGCGATGACCTCGATCGCGGGGTGGCCGAGGCCAATGCGACAGTGTCCGGCTATTTGTTCGCCGCCGCCAAGGGCGGCAATGTCACAGCGCAAATCTTTTGGTTGAAAACACGGGCGCATTGGCGCGAAAGGCCGGTGCCGAACCACCCAGCTCCGGGCAGCGATACCGAAGCGAATTCACCCGTAGTCCTGTTGCTGCCCGACAACAGCCGTGACCCTGAGCTGACGCAGGCACAGCGAGACGCCCAGGAGAAACACTCTCCGAGAAAACCGCGGCGGTAACACCGTGAACTGCCGAACCTTATGGTGAGGGCGAGGCGTGCAAACCGACAACACAGTAGGCACTCTCCCTCGAAGCGCGGGCACCGGCTTCGCTAACGGCGCGAAACAGACAACCTCGACGTTCGGGGCGTGACACATGGCATTTCCATTCGCGGCGACAATTGCCGCGCAGCCCGGACCGCAGACCGAGTTTCTGCGGAGCGGTGCCGACATCTGCATCTATGGCGGCGCGGCGGGCGGCGGGAAGACCGCCGGACTGATCCTGGAGCCGCTGCGCCACGTCAGTCGGGTTGCCAATTTCACCGCCGTTTTCTTTCGGCGCACAATGCCGCAGATCACCAATCCCGGAGCGCTCTGGGACGAGAGCTTGAATTTCTACCCGCGGCTCAGCGGCACCCCCCATCTGAGAATGTGCGAGTGGCGCTGGCCGCGCGGCGGCAAAATAAAGTTCTCACACTTGCAGTTCGAAACCACGGTTTACGACTGGCAGGGTGCGCAGATTACGTTGATCTGCTTCGACGAGTTGACGCATTTCTCAGCTCATCAATTTTTCTACATGGTGAGCCGCAACCGCTCGACCTGCGGAGTGCGGCCTTACATCCGTGCGACCTGCAACCCGGACGCGGACTCTTGGGTCGCCGACTTCCTGACGTGGTGGATCGATCCGGAGAGCGGACTTCCGATCGCCGAGCGGGCCGGCGTTCTGCGCTATTTCATCCGCGTCGCGGAAAAAACCGTGTGGGCCGATCGACCCGAAGAGTTGATGCCGGACCTGTTTCGGGGCCAGGATCTGCCGCCGGGCATCGACCCGCCGCGTCCAATGAGCGTCACTTTCATCCCAGCGACGGTGTTCGACAACCCCGCTCTGCTACGGGTCAATCCGCAATACCTCGCATGGCTACTGTCATTACCGACGCTCGAGCGCGAGCGACTGCTGGGAGGCAACTGGAAGATCCGACCCGCCGCGGGGCTCTATTTCAAGCGCGAGTGGTGTGCCGTTGTCGATCAGGCCCCGGCGGACCTCGACATCGTCCGTTATTGGGATCTCGCGGCCACCGAAAAGCACGAGTTCAACGATCCGGATTGGACGGTCGGCATCAAGCTCGGCCGCGATCAGAACGGCGGCTATTGGCTGTTGGATATCGTGCGTATGCGGGCCAACCCAGGCGACGTTGAGCGACTGCTGCTCAACACCGCTATGCAGGACGGCAAAAAGGTCCGCATCGGGTTCGGCCAGGATCCGGGGCAGGCCGGCAAGAGCCAAGCGCTTCATCTGGTGCGCGCGCTCAGCGGCTTCACCGTGCGGCCGGCCGCCGAGAGCGGCGACAAGCTCACCCGGTTCGGGCCATTCAGTTCGCAGTGCCGCGCCGGCAACGTGAAGATCCTGCGCGGGACCTGGAACGAGGAACTGTTCCGCGTCCTCGAAGGCTTCCCCGATCTCGCCCATGACGATGAGGTCGATGCCTGCAGCGGAGCCTTGGAAATGCTCAATCCGAAAATGAACAGCTGGGGCCTCTACGAACTATATCGGCAACAAGCCGAGCAGCTGCGCGCCGAGAAAGAAGGTAGGCCGACAACCGAGCCCGCCAAAACCAATTGGGCCCCCGGCTCGATGGAATGGCAAGCTGAGCAGGACAAATCGGACTGAGCGGCGGGAGCTGATCCATTAGGTTGATGCATCCTCGTGTTCGACTACGGCCCGACAGTGTTTTGCATGCCTTTCATTTTCAGCACAACATCACACCTACCCCGACGGTCGTCTTCTTGCTGCGTGCAATCCGCTCTACGCCAGCCTGTCACCTGAGCAGCAACAAATGGCTA